GATGGAACGAACCAACTCTATACTTCAAGACTTTGCCATTCAAGATGAACGGTTCAACTCTAGGATAGATGCTGTGGAAACACGTATAATAGCTAGAGTTGAGAAAGATGAAGAAGTTATTAAGACATGTCATAAGAGACTAGATAAGTTAGATGCTATTGCAGGAACTGTAGCTAAGACTGTTTTAGTGTTTGTTCTTATGGGTGTCTTAGCTTCTGTAGTTAAGTTTGGAGTTTAGCATGAAGTACTTTAAATTAAGTGAGTTTGATTGTAAAGAGACTGGTGAGAACAAGATGGATAAAGAGTTCTTACAGAGACTTGATAAACTTAGAGGTCGTTGTAAGTTTGCTTTTAATATCACATCTGGTTATCGTTCACCTAATCATTCTATTGAAAAGGCTAAGAAGAAACCAGGTACACATGCACAAGGAATTGCTGCAGATATTAAAGTTAATAGTGGTGCAGAGAAGTACATCATCATTGAACACGCTTTAGAGTTAGGATTTACAGGTATTGGTATTGCTAAAAACTTTATTCATGTAGATACACGTAATACCACACCAGTTATATGGACATATTAAATTTGTTGACAAATGACAAAAAATATGCTATAATATTCCTATACAGGAGTTAAAAGATGATTAAGAAGACATTTGCAGATACGTTAACAACTACAGAACAAACGCTTTATGAAGTACCCCTAGGTAAGAAGTCACAATGGTCTATGTTATATGCTACTAATATTTCAGGTTCTACATCTGATTTTACTGTTAAAATCTACAACCATGCTACTACAAACACCCTTACCTTATTTAATGATTACACCTTAGCTTCTAAAGACTTCTTTAAAATAGGTGGTGGAGAGAATGAGTTTGTTATGTTAGCTGAAGGAGATAAAGTATTAGTATCTTCTAGCCATAATGATTCAATCACTTTTGTTTTATCTCTTATTGAATACAATGATATTGTTAAAGGTGGTTAAATGAGTATTTTATCTGTGTTACAGGATAGACCTGATTTAGATAGTGTAGCCTTTTTTAGGTATGTTACAGTAGCAGATAAGATTGAAGTAGGTAAAGACTATGTAATCCTGTTAGTACCACTAGATAATGGTAATCACTTGTTATTAACAAAGTCTTCTAAAACTGTGTATTCATTTGAACATCAACGTAAACTATTAGAAGTTATTAGAAACTCTAAAGTAACATTAGAAACAGAAGTAAACTTTATGCCTAAATTCCATGAGGATGTCGATAGAGTCTCTGACTTGTTGCTTAGGTTAGGTTTTATACAAAAAGACAACAAGTATATAAAGGAAGGTAATAATGGGGATTAAACTTGGTCCGATTGATATAGGTGACACTAAGAACAGTATCCTTAACTTTGACCCACTGACTAATGATATTGGGGAAGGTCTTACCAAAACATTTGATGATATTGTAGAAGGTGTTGAGAAGACTGGTGGAGATATCTTAGAAGGGTTTAGTAAGACTGCTGATGATGTTATTGAAGGTGTTGAGAAGTCTCTAGGAGACCTAGCAGAAGGTGTAGGTAAGACAGTAGATGATATTGGAGATATAGCAAGAAACCCTTATGTTAGAGCTATTGTTTCTGTAGTCTATCCACCTGCAGCTCCTTATCTAAATGCTTATGCTGCTGCAAACGATGGTAAGATTACTTTAGAAGAAGCTATCAGTTTTGGTACTGCACTAGGTACTGATACAGGTTTTATTGATGTAAACCCTGAAGTAGTTAAAGCTTTAGAAGTTGGTGCTAAGATTGGAGATGGTGCTTCACCTTTAGAAGCATTAGCAGGTTCTTATGGAGCTGATTTTGCTAAAGAGCTTGGTTTTGATACTATAGTTAAAGATAACATTAAAACTACCTTTGGTGAAGATGCTTATCAATTCTTAGATGAACGTATGGATATTAACCAAGCTGCAGCAGACTATGTAGCAGGTGATTCTACACAGCGTATCTTAGGAAATCAGTTTGGTGATGAACTTGTAGGTTATGTAGGCTCTGATGACCCTAGTATGCAAGCATTAGGTTATGCTGGTATTGAAGGTGTAGTTTCTAAAGCAGAAGGTTTATCTAATGATGAAGCTATTTTAAACTCTGCACAGACTTATTATGATAAAGGTGGGCAACTGCCTAAGTTAGATGTATTAAGTGGTGTAACAGGCATCTCAGACTTTGGTGTAGACATCAATGACTTTATTGGGAAGATAGACTTACCTACTATTGACTTATTAGGTAACTATTCAATACCAGAGCTAAACACAGACTTTGGTGTAGACTTAGGTAAGCTAGATTGGGAAGGTGTTAACTTTGACTCATTAGGCTTAGGTTTAGAAGAAGCTGGTGAATTTGGTGTAGACTTAGGGCAAGTAGACTTTGAGGGAGTGGATATACCTAAACTAGAGTTTGATGGTTTAAATATAGGTAGTTTGGGTCTTAATTTAGCAATGGAAGCTGCACAAGGTAGACCTGTTGTAATACAAAACAGTGAAGAAGATATTTTATCACCAAAGAGAAGTACAGACAATCCACTATTAGCTGACAACGAACTACCTCTATCTAAGTCTGTTTTAGCTTCAACATTTTAAGAGATATATTATGACATATTTAGAATTAGTAAATGCTGTGTTAAGACGATTACGAGAAGATGAAGTATCTTTTGTAAGTGAATCTGATTACAGTAAAATGATTGGTGACTTTGTAAACGATGCTAAAAGACTTGCAGAAGACTCTTGGGATTGGACAGGGTTATATACAGAAGTACCTCTTACAACAGTCTCAGGACAAAATCTATACACCCTCACGGGCTTTAAAGATAGAAGTAAGGTAATCACAGTACATAATGAAACAGACAACTGTGTGGTACGCTTAGAGAGCTTAAAACGCATTAGACAGTTAGACTTAGGTACAGACTCTGCACTTGGTACACCTATTTATTATTGTATTGATAGTTTAGATTCTAATGGTGATTTACGTATTCGTTTATATCAAACACCTAACTCAGCTAAAGAGTTATCTGTATATGGTATCAAGCGTACAGGTTTATTAACAGAAGATACAGATGAAGTGCTAATACCTACTAACCCTATTGTTCAATGGGCTTATGCTTATGCTCTACGTGAACGTGGTGAGACAGGTGGACAGTCAGTATCTGAACAAGCTTTGTTTGCACAGAATGACTTAGCTACGGCTATCTCTTTAGATGCTGCACATCATCCAGAAGACTTAATATGGGAAACTGTTTAATATGGCCTCTCCTTTACAAAGTATCTCTATACAAGCTCCAGGGTTCTATGGTTTAAACACTGAGGACTCACCTACAGCATTGTCTGAACAGTTTGCACTAGATGCAACTAACTGTGTTATTGACCAATTTGGACGTATCGGTGCTCGTAAGGGTTGGAGTTATATCACAGAGACTAATCCAAACTTTATCACTCATATCAGTGAGTATGTAAATACTGATGGTGATACTGAAATTATATCCTCTTCTGATACTTATATCTTTAGAGGGGAAGAAACACTTGAAGATATTACACCTGTAGGTTATACGGTAACAGATGGTAACTATCAAGCTGCTACATTAAACAATAAACATTACTTGTTTCGTAAAGGTGCTAAACCTTTAGTTTATGATGGAACTACAGCAGTAGCTATTGAAGACCATGCAGACTACTCAGGAACTGTACCTGAAGGTGATATTGCTATCTCTTCTTTTGGTAGAATGTGGGTAGCTAATACTACAGACAATGAAACTACTATTTACTGGTCTGACTTACTTACAGGTTTAAAGTGGGATACAGGCTCTGCAGGTTCTATTGACATCTCAAAGGTATGGCCTGATGGTAGTGACACTATTGTAGCTCTTCAAGCTCATAACGGATTCTTAATCATCTTTGGTACTAGACAGATTCTTGTTTATCAAGGTGCAGAAGACCCTGCTACAATGTCTATTGCAGATACAGTTGCAGGTATTGGTTGTATAGCTCGTGACACAGTTCAAAGTACTGGTAGCGATTTACTCTTTCTTAGTGATACAGGTTTACGTAGTTTAAGTAGAACTATCCAAGAAAAGTCTATACCTATCACTGATGTAAGTATTAATATTCGTTCTTATCTTACAGGTTTCTTAGGACAAGGTACTAATGGTATCAAGGCTGTTTACTCACCTGAAGAAGCTTTTTATTTAGTTAATATACCATCATCAGGTAGTACATTCTGTTTTGATACTAGAACACCTTTACAGAATGGAGCTTATCGAGCAACTGTTTGGTCTAGTATTTCTCCTAACTGTATGTTAAGAACTAGAAATGGTAAACTGTTACTAGGTAAAGATAATGGTATTGCTTTATATAATGGTTATGTAGATAACGATGTAGGTTATCCTTTATCTTACTTTACTAACTATTTAGACTTTGGAGCACCTTCTAACCTCAAGCTGTTAAAGACATTAAAGATTACAGTAATTGGTGGTTCTGCTACAGACATCACTCTTAACTGGGGTTATGATTACAGCTATGCTTATAAGAAGAAAAAGTTTACACTAACTACTCAAGTTATCTCAGAGTACAACATAGCAGAATATAATGAAGGTGAGTTCAATGCAGGTGTATTGGTAAACAGACCTAATGTAAATGCAAGTGGAGGAGGAGCAGTTATTCAACTAGGTGTTGAAGCTACTGTAAATGGTTCTCCTATTTCAATTCAAAGAATAACAGCACAAGCTATTGTAGGGAGAACTATCTAATGGCAAACTATACAAAAACAACTAACTTTGCAGTGAAGGATGGTTTACAGTCTGGTAATCCTGCTAAGATTATTAAAGGTTCTGAGATTGACTCAGAGTATAACAACATTGCTACAGCAGTAGCTACTAAAGCTAACACAGCTTCTCCTACTTTTACAGGAACTGTTACTGCACCAACTTTAAACATTACAGGCACTATTACTGCTGATACTATTGATGGAGGGTCATACTAATGGCTGTTGATTTAGGTGGATTATTATCAGGAGGTGCTCAGTTAGCATCTGCTTATATTCCTTATGAAGCTACTGCTGGTGTCATGAGTGACATTCAAGGTATTGCAGATACGTTTGTACCAGCAGCTAACCAACTAGGACAGGTTGCAGCAGAGAAAGCAGCATTTAGTCCTTTTGCTGTACGTACCTCTACAGGTGGTGCAGATATAGGTGCAGGTGGCTCTTTAACACAGACTCTAGGAGCTACACCACAGGCTATTCAAGATAGTTTGTTACAACAAGCACAGACTGGTGCAGGAACTACTGTAGACCCTTCAGCTTACCAAGGATTAGCTACACAAGCACTAGGACAAGCAGGAAGTACATTAGGGCAAGGTTTACCTACAGCTGAGTCTTTATATGCTCAGATGCAAGCTGCACAAGCTCCTGAACTTGAAAGAGCACAATTAGAGTTAGAGAATAGATTAGCTGCACAAGGTCGTTTAGGTACACAGACAGCTGCATACGGTGGTACACCTGAAGCATTAGCTATGCAGAAAGCTATTCAAGAGCAGTCAGCACAGAATATGTTATCAGCACAGACGTTAGCTCCTCAGTTAGCTAGTAGTCAGATTGCTAACGCTAGTGGTTTATTAGGTCTAGGCTCTGCTGCTGAGATGTCTCCTGCACAGTTACAAGCTGCTAACTTACAGAATGTACAATCAGCACTTACAGCAGGTTACACTCCACAACAACAACAACTTGCTACACTTACCCCTGCACTACAAGCATCTAACATTGCACAAGCAGGTGGTCTTGGTGAGAGTGAAGCACTTTACAAAGCAGGTATGCAAGGTCTACAATCTCAAGCAGAAGCTACAGGAGCTGTTGCAGGTCTTGAAGCTCAACGTGCTAGAGCACTTGGAGATGCTTTACAAGGCTTATTTGCAATAGAAGCAGGTCAAACAGAGTCTGCAGCTACATCAAGCATTAACTCTTTGATTGACTTGTTTACAGGTGGTTCTTCTACAGGACAGACACAAGAAGAGATGTTAGCAGAACAATGGTTTGGAGACTAAACAATGGCTAGTATGATTTCAGATTTATTAAAAACACCACAGCAGTTAAGAGAAGAGCAGTTGAATAAGCTACGTGCTTTAGGTCAGACCAATGCTCAGAATGCTTTGTTAGCAGGTAGAGGTGGTTCAGCTATCTCTGGTGCTATTGCAGGATTAGCTGCACAAGGTCAATCAATCCTTCCTGAAACTATGGAAGGAGCTAAACGAGGTGGTTTACTTGGTATTGGTAACATTGCTCAAGCTCTAGGTGCTGAAGGTTTAGGACAGTCTTTACAGACTGCTGCTGTACCTGCTGCTGAAAGAGCTGCAGCTGCTCAACAACAAGCTATCAAAGGTGCTGATACTAAGACTGTACAAGGTCTTAGAGCTACTGCACAGAAGCTTAGACAAGCAGGTAATGTACCAATGGCTATGAAGCTGGAAGAAATGGCTGATGCTAAAGCAGCTGCACAGCAAGAAATGCAGTACAAACGAGATGTGCTAAAAGACAGACAAACAAGTACAGCTAGTACAGTCTCTCTTAATAAACTGAGAGAAAAACAAATTGAAATAAAAAACAAAATGGCAGGTGCTAACTCTGCTGCAGAAGCTGAAAAACTTGCTTTAGAATCTCAAAAGCTACAAGCTCAAATAACTAAACTAGAAGCGGAAACTGCTAATGTTGGTAAAGAGTCTTCTTCTTTAGCACCAGGAACAGCTCTTGGTGTAGATGGGGCGACTTTAGCAATAATAAATGCAGACACCGAAGCTAGTAAGATATATACAAAAGCTATGAACGCTTACACAGGAGGTAATATCAAAGAGGCAAGAGACCTTAAAGATGAAGCTCTTGCAATGGCATACGGTGCTGCAGGGAAAAAAACAAACATAACAGAAACTAAAGTTTATACAAATGTTGATAAGGCTTTAAAACCTCTCAACGACTTAGATTTTGACGTAAATACTGCTTTGGTTCATCTTAAAGAGGCACAGCAAGGCAACCCAAAAGCTGGAGCTATGCTTGAATCTACTATGGGCTCTTTCACAGGTAGTAATGCAGTTAGAGCACAAAAAGAGATTGAGAATCTTAGAAGTGCTAACAGTATTCCTGGTTGGTTGGCAGATACCGCTTCTAAAGTAGTCTCAGGTAATGTTACAGATGCTACTTTAGAAAATTATGAAAGAGTTGTTAAGACTATGAAAGCTATGCAGTTCAGTTTAAAATCTAACGTAATGCAAGAGTCTATAGGGCAGTATGCTTTAACACCTGCACTTAGCAACGAGGCTAAAACATCTGCTTTCCTTTCTAAGTTTGGAATCAAAGGTGCTTCACAAATGGAAGGTACTACTAAAATGCCTAATGGTAAATGGAAGATAACAGAAGATGGTAAAATAGCTGTTGCTGTTAAAGGGAAAATCTATGTAGGGGATTTATAATGGATGCTTGGGATTCACTAGATAAAGTAGACACCAAAGAGAACTACAACGAGGGTGTAGATGCTTGGGAGGCACTTGATACAGTATCTGAGAAACCTTCTGAAGTAGAAGGGGAAAAAGAAGGGGGTTACTGGGCTCAATTTAAAGAAGGTGGTAGAGAGCTTGTACAGTCACTTACACCTGATGCTATTTTACTTATGTTCAAGGAAGGTAACTACTTTGACAATGTAAACAAGTATGTAAAAGAAGAGACAGGGAGAGTTGAAGCTGATATTAAAGCTAGAACTGAAGCTCCTGTAGCTGCTGACCCTTTAGCTAATGTGATGAGCAAGCTACAAGCTACTGCAGGATTACCTGCTAATGCTCCTTCTATAACAGAAGTTACAGGTACAGGTAATGTTGAAGACCCTAGAAACTGGATAGAAAGTATTGCCAGAAACGCTTTACCAGTAGCTGGGGAGTCAGCCTTATTAGCACCTGCTTTTGGGGCTAAAGCTCTTTCTACAGCAGTAGGGTCTCTACCTGTATTGGCAACTTCTAAAGCAACAGGAGAGGTTGCTGCACAACTGGGTGGGGAAGAGTACCGTATGCCTGGAGAGATTATAGGGGCGTTTGGTGCAACACCTCTAGCTACAACTACAAGTGCTTTTACAGAAAAAGGTTTACAAGGTATTAAGAACATTCCAAGTGCTATAAAAGCAGGTGGACAAGCTGTAAAACACCATAAGACTGTAGCTCCTCATATTGATAGTATGATTAAAGCTGCACCTGGGGGTGATTTATCAGGTCAAATAGCTGAGTGGAACTCTAGATTAAAAAGTATTGACCCAGATTTAAAACTTACACCTGCTATGCTAGCTCTAGCGAACCCTGCAGTTAAAACAGTGCTGGAGTCACAGGGAAGAAAAGACCCTGCTTTCTTGGGGCAGATGTTAGATGGTGCGAGAAAAGAATATGATACTCTTGTAGAGAAGATATACTCTAACCAGAACATTGTAGATAAAGAAGGTGCTGTTAATGACTTGATGGCAATAACTAGAGACTTAGGACGTAAAGGTACAGAGGCTAGACTAGCTGCTGACCCAGTTACTAAAGGTCTTAGAGAAAAAGTAGAACAACTAAGCGGTAAACAGGACATTTTAGAGGAAACTTTGTCACAACAAGCTAACCCTAATTTGTCAGTTTTACAAAGCTTTAAGAAGATTACTGACGATAAGTTAAAGCTTGTTAGCAAAGAGTATAACCCTGTACTAAACCAGATGGAAAGTATTACCCCTGATGAAGTAGGTTCTATCTATAAGGTTATTAAGGAACAGAAGTTAGAGAAAACTGTTAGTAGTATTACAAAGTCAGCTAAAGAGTTCTCTGGTAAGTTTGAACCTACAAAAGTACCTGCAAGTAAACTGCTAGACACTACAGGGCAACCTGTTACACCTAGTAGGCTTGAGTTTGAGAGTATGACTGCTAAAGACTTGCACAACTATCAAGCTTATTTAAGAAGAGAGATGGTTGCTGCTAATAAGAGAGGGGATGAGGTAGGTTACTTAAAGACTAAAGCTGTTAGAGATACTATGAGAAGCATCTTAAATAGCAAAGACCCTAAGTATGCAGAGGTATCTGCTAAGTATGCTGCAGAGAAGCAAAGAGTAGCTAAGCTTCACTTAAACACTGTAGCTTCAAGAGAGGGATGGGAATTAAGAGCTAAGAGTCTTTTAAAGAACAAACAAGCTGTTGATGACTACATCAGTGAAGCAACTTCCCCTGAAGACATTAAGCCACTAGCAGATGCTTTTATTACTTCTGCTTATGAGTCTTTTGTAGCTTCAGGTGATGCAGGTTTAAAACGCTTCTTACTTCAGCACAGAAACACTTTAAATTACCCTGAGCTAGCAGAGACTAAAGCTTTACTTAGTAAGTCTTTAGATACATCTATGTTGCTTAAACAGCGTAACAAAGAAGTGTTAAATGCTATTGAAGAACGTAGAGACCTTATAGCTAATGATATATTCTCTAAAGTTTACAGAGATAAAAAAGGGTTAGATGCTAATGTTGATAAAATCATAGAATCTCAAGAAGGTTTAGATGTATTCTATGCAACTGTATCTAGACAATCTTCTACACCAGGTTCTGAGAAAACTGTTGATGCTTTGAAGACAGCTGTACAATCTCGTATGATTAAGAAAGCTCTTGACAAAGGAGTAGAGGCTGATGAGTGGCTTAAAACAGACAACCCATCAGTTGCTTATGAAAAGATTTTACCAGGCTCTAAGAAAGCTCTAGTTGATAGTGCTGAAACATTGAGTGCTGTTAAACGTTCTCTTAACCTTTTAGAAGACATCCAACCTCCTAGTAGTATTACAGGCAAGGGTTCAGTAGAAGAGGCTATGGGGCTTCCTCCTACTCAAGTTTATTCGGTATTACGTGATAGAATATCCTCAGTACAGCAGAAGATATTTATATTAGGTTCTAAGTTTGGTGTAGGGAAAGAGGCTAAGAAAATAGATAAAGAACTGAAGGAGTTAATGTCAGACTCTAAGAAATTAGAAAAGATGATTAATGTTCGACAAGGCACGTTAGATGCTAAGAAGTCTTTACAGTTAGACAAAAGGATTAAGGAGCAAGCAAATGAATTTGTAAGTAAGTATGCTTCTGATACAAGTAAACGTTTCATCATCTACCCAGGAGTCATTGCAGCTAACTCAGAAGAGATAGAAGACCAAAGACAACCTGTAGAAGTACCAGGAATGTTTAGTCGTTAGACATTAAAAAGCCCTGCTCAGTATTGCACTGGACAGGGCTTTTTTTTTATCTAAGTTTTACATAAAGCTTGTACTTTGTGATACTACATGACTAATCTTACATACAATAGTGTCTCTTTGTCTATCATGAAAGGCATTAGCTACTAAGTCTTTACTAGACACTGTATAACCATTAGAGGCTGTAGATGTCTTAGACAACTCAGTAGCACCTACAATAGCACTATCTAAGAGCCGTAAGCACTCCTTAGAGAGGTCTTCTCTAGTTGGTACACCATTACCCTCCCAATCAACTTCTAACGTCTCCATGACCCTCAGAATCTTGTCTAAGTCTAAACCTTCTACAGTCTTTACTGCAAGTCTATAAGCATCCATTCCTTCTACTACCATCCCCAACTCCCTGTTAAACCTGCTGCACTGTAATCAGCTACACGTTGTTCAAAGAAGTTAGTTACATTGTCAGCACTAATAATCCAATCTAACCAAGGTAGAGGGTTCTCTTTAACACCATAGTTACCTTTAAGTCCTAGTTGAATCAATCGTCTATCAGCAATATAACGGATATATTGTTTTACTTCTTTCTTTGTGAGACCTTCCACATCACCCATCTCGAATGCCAAATCGACAAATTTATCCTCAAGCTTAACAGCATCCCTAAACATCTGGTATATGTCAGACTTAAGCTCATCTGTAACAACTCTAGGGTGTTCAATAAGGAACTGATGAAATAGTTTAACCATCCCTTCAACGTGTAGTGACTCATCTTTGATACTCCATTCATTAATCTTTGACAAGCCCATCAGCTTACCTTGTCGTTGGAAGTTAAGTAACATTACAAATGCACCAAACAAGCTTACACCTTCTGACAACACTGTACGTGCAATAGAACGTGCAATACCTTTATGTGAGTTCATATTCATATCAGTCATTGATTCGATTTTAGCTGTAAGCGACTCATACTCTAAGAAGGCTCTAAAGCTATCATCAGGTAAACCAATTGTATCTGTGAATAAAGCGTATGCTCTTTGGTGAATACCTTCTCTAGCAGCAATAGATAGTAGCATCTGTCTAGCTTCATTGTTCTTGAAGGTAGGTAAGAAGTTATCAATATAACCTGTAGCTACTTCTGCATCTCCTTGTGTGAAAGTCTTCATAATCTCAATGACTAATGACTTCTCTTCTGGCTTAACTGTACCATCGTTCCATTGTCTAATGTCTTCTGTTAAGTCTACCTCTTGTTCTACCCAATGCATCTTCTCAGAGGTCTCTGCAATCTGCACAAACTCTGGGTAATGAAATGGTTTATATGTTTGACTTCTATCTAGTAATCCCATGTAGTTTCCTTTATTTAATTAGGTGCCCCTTGTGGGCTATAGCAATGTATCAACTTCTTACATCGGTACAACTGACAAGAGGACTTTAAGGTATCGTCATACCTATTTGAATTAAGTGCCTGTGTTCTTATTTATAGTATCGTACAGGCAACCAACACTTTTTATTGCCGTTTGTTTTGCCGGTTCACGTTTTAGATACGTTCACGATTCATGAACACTCTTTAAACATGAACGCTAAACGAAGTTTCACTTACCCCTGACAAGCGAGACAACCTCCATCGTCAAAGTCTTTAAGTGCTTTTCGTTCAACTTTGGTATTAACACTCTCTGCTGCTTTCTCTGATTCCGTACGGAGATAGTACAAACCTTTAAGTCCTTTTTCATAGGCATCCAAATGAACT